GCGCCACAAAGAGCGAGCTATGAAGGCTTCCTTGCACGGGCGTCATCCTGCAATGGAGCTGGAGTAGAGCCGGCAGGGACTGGTAATCCCGTGGCCGGCGTTTTCTATTATAGGAAGTGCGTCTGGATTGTAGCACATCCATGGGACGTGTCAAAGTCCCATAATCGCGCGACGTAATGCCGCGCATTTCGACCGTCAGCACGTCCATGCTGCCTCTCCGCATCATGCCCCCCGGCCCCAAAAATCGCCTGCCCACTTGGTTGAGCAAACAGGCAAAAAGCCTGCCCACTCGCTGCTTGGCGTCACGAGGAACACCCGCCGGACCTTGCTGACCGGCGCGGCTCGCTTGTGAACCGGACACAAGTGGGCAGGCTTTTCCTCATGGACCGCCGAAGCGGCTTTAGCGAAATCGAAACTAGCGAATCGCTAGGGGGGTTGTCAAGATTTTGCCAGCACAGACAGCGGCGTATTTCCGCCACCATGGTCCGCGCATTCCTTGGGCGCAAGTCGGGCATGGTGGGGGCCTCAGAGCGATCCAGTGAGCCGGATGTTGCGGGAGAGGCTATTCGGCCGCTCGATGAACCCGAACCGCTCCAGAGCGTTCAGGTGGCACGTCACGCCATGCGGAGAGCGGACTCCGATGTGCTCGCAGATTTCGCGGACTGTTGGGGGGCAGCCTGCGGAGATTTCCTGGCGGATGAATTCGTAGACCTCAAGCTGGCGATCCATAGGGGCGCGTTGAATCACGGCTGTTACTCCTGGTGTATTGGGCGAGAATGCTGGCCACTGCGACCAGCGTGAGCAGCGTTAGGCGGGTGCTGCTCTGCCCGGAGCCCGACCATCCCGGCACCGGAAAATGCTATAGTGTACGGCTGAACACTACGGCAAACTTCTGGAGCGATTTTAGGCCCGGCTCAACCGCCTGTCAACGGTGCGCGATAGCACAAAATGTAGGGGTCGCGGATGGGGTGGCACAAGAGAGGCTCACCACCGCGGCTTACACGTCTTCCTTCCGCCGCACACACAATATTCGGAGATAAGTCAATATCACCATCTGCATTTCCGGAGATTTTCCCGGAATTGCCTCTGTTGGGTGGGGTCGGAGGGAAAAGACTGGACGCAGGAGAGCGAAAGATGTATAGGGGGTAGATGGGCGCACGCTAACAGGAGAGAATTGCCATGAAACGACGCGGTTTCACGCTGGTCGAAATGCTAACCGTAATTGTGATTATCAGCATCCTGGCTGGACTCATTGCCGGAGGTGCCATCTCGGCCAGATCCGCTGCAAGGCGAGCCGTCATTGTCACGGACATCCAGCAGCTTGCCATCTCGTTGGAGAACTACAAGAACGAGTTCGGGGAATACCCGCCCGACTTCTCGTTCTGCAACGATCCCGACCCTGCCGTCCGTCAAGCCGCACGCAATGAGATCACTCGCCACGTCAGACTCCGCTGGCCGCGGATGAAGCAACCAGCCCCCAGCGGAAGCAGCACGACAGCCGACCTTGTGTTCGACCTGATCGCGACTTCTTGCAAATGCACGCCAGCCCCGAACACGGCCCTGGCCATCTGGCTCGGAGGTCCACTCGATTCAGACGGGACTCCGACCGGATTCAGCGAAGACCCAAGCAATCCATTCAGGATCGGTAACCCTCGCAAGTCGTACCATCAGTTCGAATCCAAGCGGATGTTCACGGGGATGTACCTTGCACCGGCGACAAAGAGTCCGTACTGCTACTTCAGAACTCACAGCGTCAATGGGAACGAAGAGTACGGAATGCTTTCCGGGTCCGGGTCCGTCATCGTTCCGTCATCGTGCGACAATGCCACACTGGCGAACAAAGCCGGCCTTGCTGTTCCCTACCTGGAAGACACGGACACTCCGTCCAATCCGACAGTAAAGAGGAATTGGCTGAATCCTGGCAAGTATCAGATCATCAGCACGGGACTGGATGGGAAGTTCTCCAGCACTGACGACGTGTCAGGGACGCCTGTTCCGCCGCAACTATGGCGAATGGTCCCGTCATTTATCCAAGACCCGGCATGGGGTACGTCGGGAATCTGGTTCTCAGAAGGCGACTACGACAACCTCACAAACTGCGGATCGGGACGCCTGGAGGACACGAAGTGATTCGTTTTGTTGCGAGGAACTTCGGACTGCTGGCGTGCTACGGCGTGGTGTGGATTGCGTTCTGGGTGTACGTCAAGTCGGCACTGTTTGCGATTCTGTTTTAGCACGCTTCCGCGCTCTGCGGATCGCCCACCGTACCATCTTCTCGGCGGCTATCCGCTGAAACGGAACACGTAACTGACGGCGCTCGGCTTCGACCCTCAGCCTGTTGACAATTTCGCCCATTCGTTGTTCGCATCCGCTTGGCCCTAGACTGTCCATCCACGCAGCAGTCTCGTTGCATTTGCATCCGTGTTGCTCGGACAGGTTCAGCCACGGAAGAAACCTATGTGCTGTGGCGATTATCCGCTTCAGCTCTGTCCCAGGTCCGTGTGCGACTGGAACCAGGTTTACGGCATCCGCTGCCTTTGCGCCACAAGAACAACGAATCGGAAGCTTCGCGTTCTTGGAGAACACGACGCCTGTTGTGGAGCAACTGTAGCGACCATCTGCCCTCCGGAATATGCAAGGCGAGTTCATGCAGCCCTCACGTATGCCGTGGCTGAAGAAAGACTGCACGGATAGAATGTCACAGGTCCGGATGAACTACAGTATTGCTTGTTGGGCAACGCAAAGTCGATCTCCGTACAATGCCACAGGCAGTCGTCGTCAATGAAGTCTGGGTTCAAGTTGGAGTACGTTTCGTAGAACTGGTGCTCTCTCGGGTACGATCCACCAGCGTATGGGCCGACGTATAGACTTGCGCCAGGACTTGAGCACCCGCCAACGCCGGAGACTGGATTACCCAATATGAACACCAATTGCGTTCCGTAATATGGGTATTCCTCGTAGGTTCCGCAGTAGCTCGTAGAAGAGTCTTGATACCTCCATATTATGCCGCCTGAGTTACTGCACAACGGAGAGTAGGCAAGGGACGTGCACGCGTAATACTCCAACAGATACGTGCCGTTGAGTGATGCACAATTGGTACATGAACTGTTGGCGAAACCGTCGAGTGTAACCTCCATATACGGAGCGAGCACTTGGTCAACGCAATACGCGCACCCTTGACACCACGTTCCGCACGGGTCTTGGGCCGACTTGTAGATTGTGACCGTGGCGGATGATCCGTCGCATGTTCCGTCGCTGCTCACGTGACTGAGTGTCACGCCACTGGTCCCGATGCTCTGGCAGGCAACCCCCGTGCCTTGAAACACCATCCCGGCAACTGTCAGCGTGTACGTACCGCTCGTATATTCAAGATGGAACGTCGTAACAGAGCCGCAGACTCCACAGAGCGGCGCAACCGTGTCTTCCCAATAGCGTGTTCCTCCGGAATCCGATAGGAACGGGATGTACCATGTTCTGTCAAGAATCGAGTCGCAATTGCACGAGTCGTCTGCAACGCCAGAGATAACGACTCTCATGCAACCACACGACGGTGTCGGCGCGTTGCACCCACATCCAGGACACACCCACCAATGCGAGAATTCCCGACGTGTAACCGGCCGCCGCAGCGGATCCACTAATCCCCCGTCCGGCAACAATAACCCGTTCCGCTCAATGAATCCCTTCCGCTTGCTCATGATCCGCTCCCGCTTCCACTGCCGCTCCCGCTGCCGCACTCACCTGAATCCGGCGGGCACTCAAGGTCCACGATCACGCCGATTCTCCCGTTGTCGCATGACCGCATTTCCGCAGCACCGTACGCGCCCTCACACCCCCAGTAGCCGACGCCTCGCGCATCCGTGACGTGAATCGCCTCGCCGTAGTCGGTGACGTACCCGCCCCATCCGCTGTTCGCAGTCTTCGACCAGTTCCGGACGTATGCCAGAACGACCGATTCGCCGGCAGTTCCGTTGAGATCCTCGGCCAACTGAAAAGCCACCGTCTTGAAATGTCCGCCGCCGCCCTGCCACCTGCCGCGTTTCGTCGGCGGGTTGCTGTTGTTCTGGCGCTCGGACTTCTTGACCGCTCGCCGGATTCGCTGTCGCGCGTTCTTGGACCACCTCGCCATGTGTCACCTCATGTCAGCGGCAAGGCCGAGAAGTCGCGCTCGACGTAGAGTTGGAATCCGAGGAACACGTTGTTCGTCAGGCTCGGGTCATCGAGAACATCGCCGCTACCATCAAGAGGAACAGGCGAGGCAACCGGATTGTCGTCGGCGTCTTTGATAACTTCCATCGTGGTAGACCCGGCACTTCCGCTGCCAGTCACCTTCTTGCGGAATCCTGCATCAAGAATCACCTCGTCCCACGGATCCCATTCGTCGCCGGGGTCGGATGTCGAACCGCTGCCGGATCCAGAACCCCATTCGGCCACGTCGTTCACGTTCTCGCCGCGGTGGTGCATGGTGATTTGCAGCACGCGGTAGGAGATTCCGTTGCGCTCTTGCGGAGTGCTGATATGGATTGCCTGAACCTTGGCAGTCCTGGCAGGAACAGTCACGCCGTCGAACGTGAATTCAGCGGCATTGATGGCGTCTTGATAGGAGTAGATCCACGCAGGAACACCGCCGACGTTCTTGCTGGTGACGCTAATCCAACGGGAATCATCTTTCTCGACTGGCGGGTCAAACGGATCTCCGGCGCTGTTGACGATTGGGTTCCCGTCGCGGTCCTTCCAAACGATTCGGCTGAACTGCTCGGTGTCCCATTCGGTTTGTGCGGCGTCGAGAAGGGGGTTTTCTGCGATGTCGTATTCGTTGGAGTAGAACGCTGTCACGTACCAAACGAATGGCCCCTTGGAATCGTCGTTCGTGAACGTCAGTTTGAGACAACGCATCGCTGAATTGTTCGGGTGTGCCGCGCCGATGTTTGGAATGCTTGCATGCGCCGCCACCACGGTTTCGTCGTCCGTCTTCGCGTCCGTCTTGACCTCGAACGTGCGAGTAGCCGTGCCGATTGTTTTGGCTGGCGAGTACTCCAGAGAACCGCCGCCGCCTCGTGCGCCGTAGTATGTTTCGTGAACGTGAACAACGGCCATTAGATGTCATCCTCCGGTTCACGCTGCCCTAACTGCTGGTTTGTCCTTTTCTGCTCGTTCAACTGCTGCTTCCCAATGACCACCAATTGCCTGAGTTCGTCTGCTCGGTCACGTGTTGGATTGGCCAGCAGCGAATAGGCTTCCTTTGAGCCAAACCGCATCGCTGCAGAAAGCTCGTAGGGTTCCTGCGATGACGATGGCTTAGTCTTTCGTTTGCCAATCATCATTTCTGGATCGGCCATCATCCGTTCAATGAAGCTCGCCTGGGCTGACGGTGACATGGTCTGCATGTCTTTGTACATCTCTGGCGTGTACCAGAATCCACGCCCACCATTCGGGAGTTCCGGCCTGTTGTCGGCCCGCGTTTTCCACTGGTTCTCGATGCTTTTTCCAGACCATGAAATAAACTCTTCGGGAACACTCGCTCCAGCAGACTTTGCAATGCTCTCGCCGGTGAGTTGCGCGACACTCGATAACCTCGGCAGGACTCGCTGTTGGCCTCCCCACCGAGAATCAAGAGCCGCTTCACGCTGATCCAGTTGTGCCAACCTGGCGGCGTGCTGGCTGTCCAGCTTCGCCATAGCGGCGTTTCCGGACGTATCAGCGCCAAGCATCCCAAGGACGCCCTTTAGGTCGTCGAGCGCTTTAAGGATACTGGACGACACCACGCCAGAAACAAGATTGCTTCCCTTTACCAGCATCTCAACGAAACCGAACCACGAACCGCCCATCGACAGCATCCGCTTCTTGAATTCATAGGAGACGTTCTCCCATGTCCTGGCGGCAGCAATCTTTAGCTTCTCGAAGACGTGCTCGACGCCGTACTCGAATCCATCCCAACTCCCGAGCATTGTGTCGACCGTGCTTGATACGCTGTCGATTGCATCGGACGCGAATTGTCCCCACTCCTGCAGCAGCCCTGACGTTCTGGCCAGTTCGCTAAGCTTGTCGATAACATCACTGATACTTCCGAATGCCTTCCCGAGAATTGGACCAGCCCATTCCATCATTGCGGCGCCTGTTTTCGTCAGGCTTACCTTGATGGAGTTCCAACCTTTCTCAAACGGCCCAAGCTGCTTCTCGGCGACCTGTTTCGTAATGCCGCCCATCTGCCGAACACGCTGCTCGTATTCGGCCATCTTGCCGCTTGTTCCAAGTAGTGTTGTCAACGATGAAACGCTCTTGTCCGAGAATCCCAACTCAAGCAGTCGCGCTTTGCGAGCGGCATCGCTCATGCCTGATAGGGAGTTCTCGATGTCGCCAATGATTCCAGATACCGGCCGCATCTCTCCAGACGCATCGAATACTGCGACTCCAGCCTGCTTGAACGCCTCCGCGTTTTCGAGAGCCTTCGTCTGCAAGTCCCTTAGCACAATGGCAAACTGCGTACCGGCCTCGGAACCTTTAACGCCCTGGTCGGCAAACGCAGCCAGAACAGAGATGCCCTCCTCGATGTCCATGCCGACGCTTCGCATCGCGGCACCGGCCTTGTTGGTGAGCGCTTCGCTGAACTGCTGCGCTGAGGCATTGGCGAGCGTGTTGGCTCCGATAAGCACATCGGTTACACGCGTGAGATTGGCGAGGTTCGTGGCCGCGTCCTTGCTCGTTAGCCCGAGCGCCGACTGCGCGTCCGTCGACAGGTCTGTTGCCGTCGCAAGGTCGAAGTTTCCCGCGGTCGCGAATCGAGCTACAGCAGGAAGCGCCGCGATCGACTGTTCGGCGTCCATGCCTGCAGAGGCTAGATAGTAGTAGGCTTTGGCCATCTCAGACGCACTCTGGCCGGTTGCCTTTGCAGCCGAGAACGCTGCCTCCCTCATCCGCCCAGCAGTGTCTTCGCTGACGCCTGACATGATTGCCAGGCTGTTTCGCATATCGCCGTTGAATTCGAGCCCAGCGTTTCCTAGGCCGCGAACGTACGACACAGAACGCCAAAACATAGCGTTCATCGTGCCGATTGCGGACGTAACTGCAGCCGACGCAGCACCAGCGATTGCGCCTGCCGCGCCGAATTTCAGCAACCCGGACGCTGAACCCATGATGGCTCGGTCGTGCCGTTTCGTGTCCGCATTCAGGCGGACGACAAGATCACCGATTGCGCTGGCCATCTGGTTTCCCTAACAGTGCCGAAGCGATACACGCCGCCGCGTTCGGAGAGACTTCCGCGCCGTGTCCGGCGAACTGGTTTGCTTGGTCGCTCCGCTTACTCTTCACTGGCTCAAAGTCGTCCGGCGTGTACCTTCCGCCAAACATGTTCGCAACCGCCGTGAATCCACGCTTGAGAATCTCTGCAATCCTCTCCAGTCGGTCTGGTTGAATCCGGCGAAACGCACGCCACATATCCGCCTGCTGCGGTGTCATCCGGTCGCGCATGTCCTCCACGTACAATTCGCCGACCGAGTCCGCTAACTCGTAGGCGAAGAGGGCGGCGCGGTCGGTTCGGAGTTTTTTACCAAGTCCTCAACATCTGCTGACGACATCCCGGAATGTGCCGCGCAAACTGCGTACAGGTGTTCGGCGTCCTTCCAGTCCATGTCCGCGATGTCATTCGCGCGGTCGTCCGGAATCAGCCGGTTGCCTTCTGCGTCAACGACACACAACGCAATCAACAGGCGATTCGCTGCTTTCAGTCTGTTCGTGCGCGTCTGCTGGTTCGCAGCAGAAAACACATGCGCCTGGTAGTTCGACGCCTCGCGTTCTGTCAGCGAGCGAATACGCACCGTCAACGCGCTTACCGGAAGCGTGACTTCACGGAATCGCCTGTTTCCGTTCGCGCATGCCAGGATGTCGTCGAGCGTTGCGAGCTTAGTCGTTGTCGAAGTCATTGAGCAAAATACCTCCCTCTGTGATGGTTGCGTTCGGCCCAGGAATGTGGGTTCCGTCTGGGTAATAGCCGATCATTTCACCGGCGTCGAAC